GATAAGAATAAGAGTATATCTAAAAAATCCCCCCGCCATAAACACGGCGAATATCAAAACGTGCTGCTGTCAGATGATGATCTGGAGAAGCTGAAGGCAGAGTTCCCTTCTGATTGGGACCAGCGTATACAGCGTTTGTCTGAATATATGGCTTCCAGTGGCAAGAGCTATAAAAACCACCTTGCTACTATCCGTAATTGGGCAAGGCGTGATAAACCGGCTGCAAAGGCAGCTGCAAAGTCTGCGGGCGAGCAGGATATGACTGATTTGGACAAATATTTTTAGGAAGGTGATAACGTGGAAGGATTACAAGAAATCATAGCGACGTTGGAGCGGAATACAGCAGCTAACGTGCCTAAAGACTCAGCTGACTATATAGAAAACGGCCTGCTTTACTGCGGTAAGTGCCATACGCCGAAAGAGTTCCGCGGCAGTTTCCTTGGCATGGTCAAGGTGGTGCCGTGCCTCTGCCGGTGCAGATCCGAAAAATTGGCGGCAGAAGAACAGCAGCGCAAAGCTGAAAAGCGGCAGGCGCGTATCAGGCAGCATCGCCGTGCTAGCTTTCTTGAAAGCGATATGCAGCATTGGAACTTTGCAGCTGATGATGGTGCGGACCCGCGCATAATGAGAGCTGCTAAAAACTACGTTGGCAACTTTACGCAGTTCCGGGAGCAGGGCAAAGGCCTGCTGCTGTATGGTGGCGTGGGAACCGGCAAGACTTTTGCTGCAGCCTGCATCGCCAATGCCCTGATAGATTCCGGCAGAACCTGCCTGATGACCAACTTTGCGCGGGTGCTGAATACCTTGTGGAGCATCGAGGAAAAGCAAGCCTATATCGACAGCTTCAATCAGTTCGACCTGCTGGTTCTGGATGATTTGGGAGCCGAACGCCGTAGCGAATACGCTCAGGAGCAGGTGTTCAACGTGATTGATGCACGTTACCGGGCTAAGCTGCCGATGATCATCACAACCAACCTGAGCATCGACGAAATCAAAAAGCCCGACAGCATCGGTAACAGCCGTATCTATGACAGAGTGCTGGAGATGTGCCATCCGGTAGAAGTAACCGGCAAGAGCCGTCGCCGCCAGAAGGTAGCAGCTGATTTCAGAAGCATGAATGAGCTTTTGGGGCTGTAGGGAGGCAGAAAAATGCGGAAAGATTGGAATTCATATGTCGGGCGTAAGTTTGACATGCTTACTGTTGCGGGGGTTATTGCTCCAGCGATGGCGCAAAAGATGCTGAATTTATCTTATAAGCAAACGCATTTCGTCTGCGTGTGTGAATGCGGTGCGGTAAGATATGCTGCTGCCGTAGCTGTTGAGCGTGGATATATAACCAGCTGCGGCAGCGATGAATGCAAAAACAAGATTAAGAAAAGCAAGCGTGCTGCTACCAGAGCAAAAGTAAAAATCGTCGATAAAAAGCCTTTGCTGCCGTTGCTGAAGCCTGAAGAAGAGTGGTCATACAAAGAGGAACTGCAGATACCGGCGATTATTGAACGGCTGAAACCAAAGTGGTTCTGTAAACGCCCTGTTACAGATTGCGCTATTAACCAATTTTGTCATTTGTGCTGCAAAGAGTGCGACCGCAGCTGTCACCATGACGTATGCAGCAACTGTCCGGAGAAATGCGGAAACAGCAGATTGAGGTAGATATCATGGAGTGGAATGAAGAATTAGAGAAAAAACTGAAACGCCGTGGCGAAATCTGGAACGCGGAAAAACTTGCATCACGTCTTATATTAGACGGCCGCCGTGCTCTTGAACACTATACTGCAGATGAAATGCGTGCGAAATTTGAGCCTATAGCAAAGCAGTACAGAAAGAGCGGGCGCTTTATCAACTGTCTGGCATCTGATGCCTTGGTGATGTACTGCAAGGAGCAGGGATATAAATGGGAGTGGTACCCACCTAGTCCATTGGGAGAGTATTGGTTCGTGCTGCCGAAAGAGGATTTATTTTAGAGGTGAGCAGATGAAACGTAAATGCCAAGTGTGCGGGCAGGAGAATGGCAGCTGTAACCGCTACTACTTCAGTCCTGCTAACATTATCACCATCTGCCCTGCATGCCTTGCGTTCAGCAGTGATGATAAAGCAAAGATTGCACGGCGGGCACATAAAGACGGCAAGCTGGTAAAGGAAGAAGGGGCAAAGAAAAAATGGTAGGCAAATCACCCTGCAGAGGATGCGAAGTAAGAAGAATAGGCTGCCATGCTATCTGCAACGCATTTAGCGAATGGAAAACCGAGCAATACAAATTGCTGGAAGCTAAACGGCAGGCCAACTTGAAAAATTTAGCGACAGCCGGAACTGCCGCAAGACATGAGAAATGGATAAGGGGGCATAAATAATGACTGACAATGTAAACCATCCCAAGCACTACACCCAAGGTGTTGTTGAGTGCATCGACGCGCTGGCGGCGGCCACGATTAACCTGAAAGGCCTGGATGCTGTTTGTACCGCTAATGCCATCAAGTATCTGTGGCGCTGGGGCCAGAAGAATGGCGTTGAGGACCTGAAAAAAGCCCGCTGGTATATCGACAAACTGGTTAAAGAAAATGAAGTCGTTGAGGATAAAACCCAAGCGGAGGAAAAACAGTTCTTTATGACGGCGGTACATTACAATCTGAATATGTGGCGTGATAGCGGTGATGTTGATTATCTGTATAAGGCCATTGCCTATATCAAAGCCCAAATTGGTGTAGAAGAAAAGGAGGCTTAGCCGGAGCTGATGATGGATATACAGTTTACTGAGTTAATCTACAATGCAGCAGGAACCATCTGCCTGGCGCTGGTCATTGTACTGGTGCTGCGTTTGGTGCTGAAAGGAGAGAATTAGAATGAATAGAATTATGCTGTTAGGCCGTTTGACCAAAGATCCCGAAATCAGATATACTCCTAGCGGTGCCTGCGTAGCACAGTTTACGCTGGCTGTTGACCGCCCCTACACTAAAGACGGCAGCCGTGAAGCGGACTTTATCCCTTGCGTAACGTGGGGAAAGACGTCAGAGACAATCGGCAACTACGTGCATAAAGGACAACGTCTGTTGGTAGAAGGCCGCTTGCAAATCCGCAGCTATGATGCCAAAGACGGAAGCAAGCGCTGGGTGACTGAAGTAATCGTCAACCATGCCGAATTCATCGAGCGCAAGGAGCAGACATCACAGCAGCCGGCGCCGCAGAGCATGGAAAGTTTCGGCCAGCAGGTGCCTTTTGACGAGGAAATTCCGTTTTAGGGGGTGTGCAGCATGGGAACCAGCTCAGGTGAAATTTGTGTATGGTGCGATAAAGAAAAGGCTGTATCGAGCATTTTCGACAACGGCCGACCCGTTTACTGCGAAAAATGCCAGCGTGAGCTGTTAAAAGAATTTGGCACGCCGGAAGCGTTGGCTGAATGGGAAAGGACGCACAAGCAGCAATGAAATACCATAACAAAAAAGTTGAATGTGATGGCATCATCTTTGACAGCGCCAAAGAGAAAAATTACTACTGTGAACTGAAAATACTGCGCATGGCAGGCGTGGTTATAGATTTTGAACGTCAGGTAACGTTCGAGCTGCAGCCTAAATTCAGACATGCCGGCAAAACCGAAAGAGCAATCAAGTATATTGCTGATTTTGTCATCAAGTATAAAGATGGGCGTACAGTAGTGGTTGACACTAAGGGCTTTAGAACAAAGGAATATCTGCTGAAGCGTAAAATGCTCCTGTATAAGTATCCGGATATGATTTTTGAAGAAGTCTGAGGAGGGGCAAAAACTTGATAACAAAATATAATCTGCGTAAATGTAAGTATTTAAAATTAGAGATGATTGATTTACAGGACCAAGTGAACGAACTGGTCAGCATGATGACATCGCCAAGAATTTCACAGCTAACAGGAATGCCTGGAGGTGGCAATGGCGGGCGTGACAATACAACCAACACTATTGCAAAGGTTGACGAATTGCGTAGTCTGTATAACGAAAAGTTTGATGCATTGGTAAGTTTGCAGCAGCAAATTGAAAAAGCAATCGAACCTTTATCTGCAGAGGACCAGATGATGCTGAGAATGCATTATTTCAGCAACTACACATGGGAGGAAGTGGCTGTACGTATGGGTATCAACTGGCGCAGCGTACACCGCCGCCATGCAGCCATCTTGGAAAGGCTGGCGCATGATGAAGAAGAAAAGAAAGAAACTGAACCTGAAAATCAATGACTGCTGTGGCAGGCAGCCTAGATGTGCATTTAATAAACAAGGTGTTTTAGGGATTTACTGCCCATGCTGTAAAAGATTTGAGCTGGCGAGAGACGGGGAATTTTTCCTTGAAATGGTTCAAAGATGGAATAAAAAATCGTAAAAATATATGTTGTGACATTGTTTGACAGTATCCGCTGATGATATAATTATAATAAGCGGAGAAGAAAACAAGAGATGCAAGGGAGTGAAGCCCTGCTGCTGTAATGGCGGTGGGGCTTTTACTATGCCGTGGTAAGGGAGATGGCACAGTGATGACGAAAAATGAAATAGTTTTAACAATAGCTGCTGTGCTAGCCTTTGCCGGCGGTTTCGTTCTGCGCGGCGTTCTGCATACCTGCCCGGTGGCTGACACAAAAGTAGTTACCCAGGTCGAATACCGGGACAAGGTGAAAACGGAAATCGCTTATGTGCCTAAAGAAACTGTTATCTACAAGTCTGCTGATGGCAGCACTAAAAGCGAACCGGAAAAAACGGATATTGACGTGAAGCTCAACAAGCCGGTGCTGAATGTTAAGGTTAATGACAAGGCCTTCGTTGTAGCCAAAGCAGAGAATGAACAGTACCTGTTTGACAAGAATAAACTGACGCTGACGCAGACTAGCAGCACGGATATTAATATAAAGATACCGGTAGTTGATAAAACGCGGCGCTGGGGCATTGGTGCTGGTGTTTCTAAAGATGGCGCGGTAGGTGTTATTAACTTCCCGCTGAAAGGCAATGCTGGTGGTTGGGTAGCCGGCAGAGCTGATAACGTCATGGGTGGCGTTATGGTAAGATTTTAAAGATACCCGGGTGCAGGGGCAAGGTTCCCGAATGGGAGTAGATGCAAGTTGCGAATAGGACATTGCAAATATTCGTAGCGCAGCTGTGCAGCTGGCGTCAAGAATCCCTTTCCCCCCTGCTTTTATATGCGTAGGTGAGCCGAGTAGCGAAGGCAGCGGACTGTAAATCCGTGACGTAAGATACAACGCTGGTGCAATTCCAGCTCTACGCACCACATAAAGAACAACGAAAAGCCTGCGGGCGAAGTAGTGAGGGGCAGAAGCTGCGGTGACTGCCTTTTAAGTTTAAAATATATGCTGGTGTGATACTTGACAACGTAAAAACACAGGTTACACTAGGTTAGCACTGTTGTAATATCGTGGGAAACTCCTTAATTGGTGGATAAAGCAGAATCAAGCGCCGCAGCCAGCAAAATATTTTCTGCCTTTGCCGGGCGTGGTTTTTGTTGAGTTTTTACCACGCCGGAGCAGACTAATCACCTCCTTCTTTCCGGACGCAAGGACACCGCACTGCAATGCGGCGCGTCCGGCAAGGGTAGAAGAATTTGAGGTATATCATGGAGCACAGTAAAAAGTATAGGTTAATAGCAAATAGGCTGATACGCACTTTGCCGGAGTTTGCGGATATAAAGGCTGCTAAAGTAAAAATAGCCTACTTATCCAGCCTGGAAGAGAAGAAGCGCAATAAGCGGACGATATTTGCTGACTGCAACTTAGTGAGCGAACGCTACAGCTGGTGCTGTCCCTATGATTTTTTTATTGTGGTTTATGAGCCGAATGTAGTTGGCTTTAGCGAAAAGCAGTTAGAAACATTGCTTAGGCATGAGCTGCATCATGTTGGCATTGACTTTGAGAAAGACGAAACAGGCTTCTACGTTGTGCCGCATGATGTGGAAGAATTTTGGGATATTATTGATGATGTGGGATTAAGGTGGTGTGAGATGGATGCCTACAAAGAAACAACTGGATAATTTAAAACCGGTAAGAAGCAAGAGCGAAGCAAGAGAACGAGGGAGAAAAGGTGGTCAGGCATCAGGTGAAGCACGCCGCCGATTGAAGTCGTTCCGCGAGCTGGACGCTGACTTCACGACCGACGATGAGCGCAAGGAGATGCTGGACGCGCTGAAGCTGAAGGCTAAGCGTGGCAACATCAAGGCTTTTGAAATTTATCGCGATACCGTAGGCCTAAAGCCTAAAGAAAATGTGGAAATCTCCGGTGAGCTTGCTAATCCGTTTGCAGGGCTGACGGATGCAGAACTGAAAAAGCTGGCTGGTATGGATGGATAAGCAGCTGATAACATTGGGAGCAAAGATAGAACTTGCAAGACGCAGGTTCTTTTTTTACGCCCAGCTGAAGAACCCGGACTTCTACCGAAGCGACCGCAAGTACCTGCAGGAGCTGTGCGATACCTTGCAATGGTTCTTGACCTCAGACAAGAAGATACTTGTGCTGAACATGCCTCCGCGTCATGGCAAAAGCTACACGGCCAGCAATTTCGTGGAATGGGCGCTAGGCAGGGATAACACCTTGCAGGTCATGATTGGCTCTTATAATGAAACACTGTCGACGCGCTTCAGTAAGAACGTGCGTGACAGCATCAGTGAGGCTAAGGCGGATATTTATAAGCCGGTCTATAGTGATGTATTCCCCGCCACCAAAATTAAGCGTGGCGACGGCGCTATGAACCTGTGGAGCCTTGAAGGGCAGCAGACAAGTTACCTTGCTACATCGCCAACCGGTACGGCAACAGGCTTCGGCTGCAGGCTGATGATCATAGACGATTTAATCAAGAACGCGGAAGAAGCCTATAACGAAAATGTTAAGGAAAAGCATTGGGACTGGTTCACCAATACCATGCTGTCACGTGGCGAGGGCAATTATAAAATCATCGTCATTATGACGCGTTGGGCTAGTGATGATTTGGCAGGCAAGGTGCTGGAATATTATCCGGCAGAAAAAATCGTGCATATCAACATGAAGGCAGTGCAGGATGACGGCAGCATGCTGTGTGATGGCGTGCTGGATGCTGAAAGCTGCATGGAGAAGAAGCAACTCATGGGGCTTGATATTTGGAGTGCCAACTACCAACAGGAGCCGATAGACATCAAGGGCAGGCTGTACAGCAGCTTCAAGACCTATGACGGCGCGCTGCCTGCCTTCAAGCAGATTCGTGCTTATACGGATACAGCTGATACCGGCGCCGATTACCTTTGCTGCATTATTTATGGACGTACCTTCGCGGATGAAGCGTATGTGCTTGATGTTTTGTACACAAAGGCGCCTATGGAAGTTACTGAACCGGCAACGGCGAAGGCGCTAGAACGCAACAGCACGAATGTGGCACGCTTCGAAAGCAACAATGGCGGGCGTGGATTCGCCAGGAACGTGAAGAAGCTGCTGCATAGCAACCATACAACCATTGAAACCTTTACGCAGCACAAGAACAAGGCTGCAAGAATCTTGTCTAATGCTACGTGGTGTATGGAGCATATTTATTTCCCAAGCGATTGGAAGAACCGCTGGCCGGAGTTTTATGCGGCGCTGAGCAAGTACCAGAAGGAAGGCAAGAACACACACGATGATGCTCCTGATGCTTTGACAGGCGTATGTGAGGATATTGTGGAGGTGGCAAGGCCGAAACCGATGCGCGTCAACTATTAAGAGAGGTGAAAAAATGCGTAATGATAAACATGGATTATACAAAATGCTGGAAGATGGGTATGAAGGCTGTGGAGGTTTCCTTGACGGCAGCTATTTAACCCAGCACCCGCGTGAGGATGCAGGAAAGTACGGCATGAGGCGCGAGCTGGCGTACTACCTTAACTATCTGGCACCCTGCGTTAATGCTCATGTAGCGCCAATCTTCAAAACACTGGCTGTGCGTGACTGGAGCGGCGCAGGCTCGGCGCTGTGGGAAACCTTCAGTAAGGATGTTGACTTCTTGGGCACCAGCATCCAGAACCTTATGAAGCAGGCTGCCTGCAGTGCGAAGCTGCAGGGTGTCGCTTATATCGTTATGGATAAGGCGCAAGGCGATACCGAGGATATGCGCGTGGCAGATTTGGAAGCGGACCGCAATAATCTGCCTTACGCTTTTGTGGTTAACCTTAATGCCGTAAAGGAAATCTGTCAGGATAAGCTGGGACGTATCACAAAGTTTGTTTTCGTAGAGCCTGATGCATATCAGGAACAGACGATGGCGACACGCACGCTGACGTCAGAAGGCTGGGAGCTTATCGACAGCAAAGGCAAGCACAGCGGTACCTGGAATCTTGGGCGCGTGCCGGTTGTTCCTCTGGTTAGCAAAGTGAGGAATAGTCACAATCCTTTCCCGCCAAGTGAGTTCCTCAGCGTAGCAAAAACAAATCTTGCTATCTACAATATGTGCAGCTGGTTGGCTGATATCCTGGTCAATCAGACCTTCAGCGTTCTGTGTTACCCTTCGAGTGACCCGGACAGTATCAACATCGGCACCAATAATGCCTTGGGATATCCTCCAGAGAGCAGCCACGCGCCTGCGTTCATCGCTCCGCCAGACGGTCCTGCAACAGTGCTGGCAGCGCAGATTGCTACACTGCAGCAGGAGATTTACCGCATGGCCGTTGTGGTCAACGTAACAGGCTCCAGCAAGCAGCAGAGCGGGCAGGCGAAAGCGTGGGATTATGAGGCAACCAATCAGATTCTATCCGATTTTGCAGACCTCGTGGAAGCAGCGGAAGAGAATCTGGCAAGGCTGTTCAGTATCTGGACCGGCGTGCCGCTGGAATACAGTGTGAACTACCCGAATGACTTCAAAATCAGTGAGGTTGAGCAGGAGCTTGCTAATGCTGAAATTGCTAAAGGCTTGAACTTTGGCGATGAATTTAACATGGAAGTATTCAAGCGCGTTCTTACCAGCTATCTGCCGGAGCTTAAGGCTGATGACTTTGACGCACTGGTGAAGACCTACGAAGAGCACTTGGAGCAGGAAAAGCTGGATTATAGCCATGCTTTTGGTAATAATGGCGGTGGCGATGATGGCGACGACGGACAGACTGGCGCAGCTAATTAACAAACTGAATAAAAGCTGGCGTAAGGATGCTAAAAAAGCAGTAGCTTACTTGCAAAGGCTGATTGCTAGTGGCATGAAGTTTGAAGAGGCACTGGATAATGTGCAGCGCCACTATGGTAAGCTGTTTACGCTACCGGAACTGAAGCCTGCGCTTGTAGAGGCTGCAGCTTATGCTTATGGTATCGTTCCGACTATGCTGACTAAAGCGCAAGTAGAAAGCATGGGCGAAGAGCTGGCCGATAAGTGGGATGAAAGCGGCATGACGCTATCAGAAAAGCTGCATGGCGTAGGCGTGAAAATGCGCGGTGCCATTGTAAGCACCCTGCAGGAGCAGATGCGCCGGAACAAGACCTGGACTGAAGCTGCAAGGGCGTTGTATGACGGTTATGGCGACGATGGCCAGAACGTGTATAACGGCTGCAAGGATATTATCAGCAGGCAGGACCTGCCAAAGTATCTGCAGAAGGTAAGGGAAGCTACAGGCAACGACCTGCAGGCATTGGCTGAGCAAAGGCAGGCCATTGACAACATCAATCGTCTGGCCAAAAATGGTGCACCCAACAAAGCACTGCAGGCAGCCTATAATAAATTGCTGGAAGCAGTGCAGAAAGGCAATGAAAAGGCTATTGAAAAGGCCGTGGAAGTTGCTGTCAACGAAAAATCCCGCTATGTAGCCGAACGTATTACCCGAACCGAGATGGCAAGGGCGTGGGCTGATGGCTTCATAGCAAAGATAAAAGATGATGCTGATATTGTGGCTGTGAAATTCAAGTTAAGCAGCCGTCACCCTGTTTTTGATATCTGCGACATGTACCTCACAGCTGATATGTATGGCTTAGGTGCAGGAATATATCCCAAGGATAAGCTGCCACCTTTGCCGGTGCATCCGCATTGCTTATGCCGGTATGTGGAAGTCATTGAAGGCGAAGTTAATATGCAGCAGCAACGTGACCATGTGCAAGAAGCTGGCGATAAATGGCTGAATAGCTTGCCGGAGTCACGCAGGGCGCAGGTGCTGGGGCGTGACGGTTTGAAGGCGTGGAAAGATGGTGAAGACTGGCGCAAGTATATGCGTGGTTATGCTGGACTGCGGGAAGCGGAGAGCAGGCTGAGTGATTTGTCGGCAGGTGCTATATCTGGCGCTTTGAATGATAAGAACGACCCAGATTATACTAGACGTTATGAGCATGCGGAAAAATATTATGAAGCACGTCGCAAGAATGGTATACATGCTTTTGTTAATAAAATACACAAAAATACAGGGTATCCTAAAAAGCGTCTGGAAAGCATTTTTAAACATGTATTTATTAATGAGTACGATTTAGCTGATGGACATCATCGTTTTTATCCGAACTTTGAAATGTCACAATCTTTTCAAAGACTTTTGGAAGGTAAAAATATTCAAGAACATGATGTATTGATGCTTAAACATGAACATTTAGAATTTGCTATTATGAAAAAAATAGGGTATAATTACGATGAAGCACATGATTTAACCAATACGAAATATAATTACTCACTAGCTGAAAGGTACTGGAGAGAAAAAAATGTTGACGCTTGAATTATTAAAATTAACAGATGAATACGTACAATACAAGTTTTTCCCCGAAGATGATAAAAGTAATTTTGGTATTGTACAGGTTGATGTTAAAGAGCCTGCAAAGCGTTTTGTTGTACAAGATGCCAAGAATGTTTCTGGAATGTATAAAGGGATGGCAATGGTCAGGGTTAGCTTGCTTGTAAAAAATGGTGAGTTCCCGCAGACTAGCGCTTGTGCTTGGTGTTGACGATTTAGAAAGATAAATATAGGTTTACAAGCAGATTTTGAGCGAAAACTCAGAGTCTGCTTTTTCATTGGGGATGTAATAATTTAACATCGTTAATCAAGCACGTGTAACAGCGTGCTTTTTTATTGCCCAGGAGAGGGCACAATATAGGGCGGAGGCCCATGATATGGAGGTATCAGAACAATGGAGATGAAACAGGTTTACGAAGCACTGGAAAAAGTTGAGAACGGTGCTGACCTCATCGCTGCTATCAAGGGCGAAATCAACACTCTCAACAACGAAGCTAAGAAGCACCGCACGGCAGGAGAGCAGAGTGCGACAAAGCTGAAAAGCATCTTGGAGGCTGTTGGTTTGGTCGATGGTGACGATGTGGTAGACAAAGCCAAGGGACTTAAGACTACATTAGACCAATTTGCCCAGGGCGGCAAAAAGCCTGATGAGGTCGCAAAGCAGATTGCTGACTTAACCGCACAGGTTGGCAAGGTCACCAAGCAGCTGGCTGATATGACCGAAACCGCGAAGGCAGAAAAGACCAAGCGTCTTGACGGCATGAAGATGGCTAAGGCTGTTGAGCTGCTGACCAAGGGCAACGCTGCGAGCCCGCAGAACATGGCTAAGCTGCTGGAAGGCAGCATCGTTGTCAAAGACGATGAAAGCCTTGCCTATACCGGCAGTGATGGCAAAGAAATCAGCCTGGAAGATGGTGTTAATGGCTGGCTGAAGGAGAACAGCTGGGCAGTTAAGGCTAACGGTGCAGGCGGTGGCGGCAGCAATGGCGGTGGCAGCGGTACTGATGATCCGTTCCTCAGTGGCTTTAATTCTTAATGACGAAAGAGAGGTTTTTTTATTATGGCTATTAACTATGCAGATAAGTACAGCGCAAAAATTGATGAGCGCTTCAAGACCGGTGCGCTGACTGCTCCGGCAATCAACAACGATTATGATTTCACCGGCGTGCAGACTGTAAAGGTTTATTCTATTCCTACCGCAGGCATGAATGATTACACTTCTACCGGCGCAAACCGTTATGGTACCCCGGCAGAGCTGGAGGATTCCGTACAGGAGCTGACTTTGACTAAGGACCGTTCCTTCACCTTCACCATCGACAAGAGCAACTATCAGGATACCGGTATGCTGAAAGAGGCTGGTGCAGCCTTACAGCGCCAGATTGACGAGGTAATCATTCCGGAGCTGGATATTTATCGTCTGGCAAAAATCGCTGCAGGCGCTAAGAACAGCGCAACTGCTGCAGTCACCAAGGCTAACGCTTACAGCGCCTTCCTCGACGGCACCGAGAAGCTGACCGACGAGAAAGCGCCTTTAGGTAATCGTATCGCTTATGTGGCTGCGTCTTACTTCAAGCTGCTGAAGCAGGATGAATCCTTCATCAAGGCTTCCGACCTGGCACAAGATATGCTGGTAAAAGGTCAGGTTGGTATGGTAGATGGCATCCCCATTATCGTGGTGCCTGCGTCCTACATGCCGGCGAAAACCGCGTTTATCATCACCAATCCTATCGCCTGCTGCGCTCCTGTTAAGCTGGCAGATTATAAGATTCATGACAACCCGCCCGGTATCAACGGCTGGTTGGTTGAAGGCCGTGTGCGCTATGATGCATTCGTTCTGGGAAACAAGAAAGGTGCTATCTACGTACATAAGACTGCTGCAGAATAATGAAAAGCGTAGAGATTACGCGTGAATTTGATAAGCTGGTGCGTGCTTTCGAGGCCGCACCGGTCCAAACGCGCGACATGGTACGCAGACAGGTGAAGATGGCCGTCAGAGATGTCAGGGAATATGCGCGTGACCATCATCGGTTCGTTACCAGAAGCGGTATGACTGAAAAAAGCATTATGAGCGAAGTGAAGGAGAACCAAGGCACTGTTTATCTTGGAAGCAGTACAGCTGTATTCCAGCACGAAGGCACTAAGGCGCATTTGATTGTACCACGCAGTAAAAAGGTGCTGCGCTTTGCCGTAAACAAGGAATTTGTCTTCAGCAAGCGTGTGCGTCACCCCGGCATAAAGGCGGACCCTTTTCTTTACAAGGCAGCTGATGTTATGCAGCCTGTTATTGTCAGCAGATTTGCCAAGGCTTTAGACAGTCTGCTGGGAGGTTTATAATGGATTACATTGATTTTGGAGATATACAGGACGCGGTATTGAATTGTACCTATGATGATATTGCTTATGGCAATGAAATCATAAACAGCTTGGCAAGCAGGCTGAAGGTAACCGATATTCCCGAGCCTGTACCCTACATAGTCAAGCGCTTGGGCGTTGTGGCAGCCTGCTATAACAGATGCCTGCTGCAGACCGGTACAGACCCTACAACAGTATTCAACGGCGCTGGCGGTGTAGAAAACAGCGACATATACGCACAGAAGCTGAAGCTGTACAAGGCTGAGATGGAACGCCTTATGGCAAGTCTTACAGCTGCTGATTTTGGCGTTACCGGAGGGCAGGGGAGAGCAAGTATTCCTCTGTATCGTTCATGAGCAGACGTACCGAAATCACAGATGTTATCATGGGACTTTTGCAGGACCAGATGCCGGAAGTCCATTGGAGCAGCCTCGTTACCGGTGCCGGCCGTGGCAATAAGCTGGAAGGCACTGTGAGCTGTGACCGTATCACCTATGTGGAGATGACTAAGAGCGGACGCAAGGGCGTACTGACATACAGCATCTACCTGTTGGATACGGCAAGCGTTGAAGGCGTCGATGCCTTAGCTGATAAGCTGGATGCCTTGCTGACGCATTATCACGATTTAGGCGGCTGGTGTATTGACAGCCAGGTTAAAGAAATCGTTTTTGGCGTGGCGCAGGGCAAGGCTGATGCAGGCATGGCGCTGATTACCTATGAAGTTTATTTTGATTGTTAGGAGGAACAGATATGAGTGAATATACTTTCCCAACCCGCACCGATGCGACCAGCACTGCGACTGCGGGCAAAGATTATTTGATTTACCTGAATACCGGCACTACCGAAGCAGCTCCGACCTGGACTCTTCTGGGTGGCCAGCGCAGCGGTGATTTGAACCGTGAAGCTGACGAGATTGATGCTTCCCATAAGACTTCCGGTGGTTGGAAATCTACTCTGCCAGGTTTGCGCAGCTGGTCTATCGACCTTGAAACCGTTTACCTTGCGGGTGATACCGGTGCCAAGTTCTTGGAGGCTGCTTTTTTGGCAGGCAAGCAGGTGCATGTTAAATTTGAATATCCGGATAAGAGCTTTGTTACCGGTTGGGGTTCTATTACTGAATGCTCTCTGAGCACTCCGCATGATGATGTTGCTACTCTTAAAGGCACCATCAGCGGCGACGGTCCCCTCAGCGAACAGAGCAAGGACTGATTCTTAAAATAAGGCTGGCGTAAAGCTGGCCTTTTCTTATATGGAGGATAACGAATGAAAAAGATTGACATTAAGGCTTTTGGTGAAGGTCAGCAGATTTGGTTTAATATCGGTCGCCTGCGCCGTGTAGAGGACATGTTGAAATGTCCGATTGGCGAGGTGCTGCAGGACGCTGACAAGCTGAGTCTGAAGAATCTGCTGGTACTGCTGAGCGTAGGCATGAGCCAGAACGGCAATAAGACTGAACAGTATTATGCTGAAAAGATTGATGAGGCCATGGAAAACGGCTATAGCATTGCCGATATCCAGCTGCCTGTTGTGAAGGCTGTGGCTGCCAGCGGTATTTTAGGCGTGGGAGCTTATTATCAACTGTTCCCAGACGAGCTGACTGATGAGCAGAAGGCTGATATTGAATACGAAAAAAACTAATTAGCGAGGGTGGTGGCTGCGTATCTATGCGGACATGGTACAATGCAGCTAAAACCCTTGCTTTTGGTGAATTAAGGCTCAAACCTTGGGAGCTTGACAGGCTTTCGGTGTTTGAGTTTAACGACATGGTCGATGCATGTAATGAAATAAGAATGGCAAAGCGGTGGGAAACGGCTTATTGGGTAGCTAACATCATTTCCCCGCATCTCCGCAAGCCTGCCAAAGCAGGTACACTGATGCGGCCATTCCTGAAGCAGAAGACCAAAGAAGAGCAGGCAAGGGAGCGGGAACGCTTCTATGCTGATTTTGAGCGTCAGAGGAAGGAGGCAGGCAATGGCAAATAAAGAAATATCCGTCAAAATTACAGCGGATAGCAAACAGGCTGAGCAAGGCTTCAGCAGAACTGCAGCAGCAGTAGAAGCTGCAGGTGAAGCTGCCGGCAGAATGTCCGCAAAAATGAGCAAATCGACAGCTATTCTTACCGATATTGCCAAAATGTTTCAGCAGCTGAATTCTGACGTGAAAGCAATGCGCAAGAGTCTGGACAGCATCGACAGCAAGAATGTACGGCGTGTAGGTGATGATCTGGAAACTGTCAGCAAGCAGTCCAAAAAGGCAACCAGCGGAATAAAAGGCTTTGCTGATAAATGCAATAAGATGACCGGAGCGCTTAGCGCTATTGCTGCAGTGCAGTTAGGCAGCGTCTTCACCGGCGGGCGGTATCCTTAATATGGGCATAGCGTCTGTACAGGCGGCAGCACAGATGCGTCAGTATGAGATTGCCTTCCAGACCATGCTGAAATCTGCTGAGGCGGGTACGCAGATGCTGAGGGATTTACAGCAGTTTGCTGCAGAAACTCCCTTCGACGTGCCCGGTGTAGTAAGCGCAGGTCAGCAGCTGATGGCGTTCGGCTTTAAAGCTGAAGAGATTATCCCTATGCTTACGAATTTAGGCGATGCAGCCAGCGGTTTAGGCTTAGGGACTGAAGGCGTGAGCCGTCTTGCATACGCATTAGGGCAGATGCAGACTAGCGGTAAGCTCAATGCTCAGGACATGATGCAGCTTACCAGCGCAGGTATTTCGGCATGGGATATGCTGGCGCAGGCTGCAGGCAAAACAGTAGCTGAAATGAAGGACCTTTGCTCTAAAGGCGCTATTGACTCTAAAGCGGCAGTGCAGACCATTGTAGCAGGCATGAATGAACAGTTCGGCGGCATGATGGCCAAGACTTCGGACGAGGTTGCCGGTCTTCTGGCTAACATCGAAGAAACTGCCGGCAACACTTCCGCTGCTGTAGGCAAATATCTGACGGAAGCCTTTAACATCAAGGGCATCTTGAAGGATGTATCCGACAGACTGGGAGAGTTTCAGCAGAAGATGCAGACTGCGACAGAACAGGGCAAGAGCATGGGCGACGTCATCAAAGAGTGCGTGCCTGCTCCTGTTATCGCTGCAATAGGTGCATTTGCTGCAGTGCTTGTTGTTGTATCGGTTGCAGCCGTAGCGACGTTAGGCGCGGTGCTGGGACTTTCTGCAGGTATTGTGGCTGCTGGTGCTGCAATCGGTGCTGCTATTGCGTTGGTAATCGTCTATTGGGATGATTTGGCTAATGCGGTAAAGGCAGCTGTGCAGGGTATACTTGATACTGTTGTTATCATCGGTACTGCTGTTACAGAAGTTATTCTGGGCGTTGTACGGTGGATTCTTGATACGATAGGCGATATGTGGGCAGATGTTACAGGTGACCATAATAATTGGTTTAACGATTTTGCCGATATGCTTGGCGATGCTATGGATGCTGTGGAAGATTTCGCCAGAAAGGCTATAGAATGGTTTAATAAGGTTTTTGCAGCAAAGCAAAGAGCAACAGCTACAGAAAGTTCGGCTGATGATGGTCATGGTGGTGCCGGTGGCAGCTATGGTGATGATTCTTCTGCTGAAAAGCCTGAAAAACGACCTGCGATACCAAAAAGGCCGCTCATAATCCCAAGCAGAGATACCAATGTAGGTAGAACAAGTGGCAGCCGTGAGAACCTTGCGTTGAAAGCTCTCCAAGATGAGAACCGGATTAATCAAGAAAGGCGCAAAATTGAAAATGAGTACGTACGCTTAAAATTAAAAAAGGAAAAAGATTTGTTTGAAGCTCAAAATGCTATTGCAAAAAAGTATGGCACTGACGCTCAAAAATATCAGATTCAGCTCAAAGAAATTGAGTTCAACAAAAAGCAGGAACTGCAGGAAGAGGAACTGGCCTACACGGAACAGATGCTTGCTGCTGAAAATGCACTTAAGGAAGCGCAGTTGCGTGGAGCTTCCCAAAAAGAGCTGGAGATGCTCAGGGAGAAGCTGGCGTTGCTCAATAAAACGCACCAATATACGATTGATAATATCAATCAGACTGCTGCGGCTAATGCTAATAGTGCTCAAACTGACTACTATAACAAGGAGGCAGAATGGCAAGCGCGACACGATACATCCTCTACTGTTGATAAATGGAGCATGGACGCTGAACGTGACTTTGAGACGGGTAAGGCAAAAGCGGATAAAGCTACAACCTATGAAGAAAAGGTTCGTTTAATGAATGAAGCCTTACAGAAATATGATGAGGAACAGCAAAAAATCAATACCATCAGCAAGATTCAGCAGACCAGCAATCAGCTGGCAAAGGATTTTTCCGGTGCTATAACTGATTGGATTACCGGTGCTCAGAGCTTTGGAGATGCTATGAAAAGCATCTTGAAACAACTTATTGCACAGCTTATTCAGGCAGCTATTTATGCAACTATCGTAGCTGCTTGCACTGGCGGCGGTGGTGGTTTTGCTGCGCGTTGGAGCAAGGCTTTCGGCAAAGGCCTTGCAACAGGTGGTTCGGTTGATGGCCCCGGTACCGGTACGAGTGATAGCATACCTGCAATGCTCTCTAATGGCGAGTACGTGCTGAATGCTCAGGCTGTAGACCGTTTGGGTGTACCGTTCCTTAATGGCCTGAATACGGGACGTTTGAGAGGCTTTGCCAGCGGCGGGCTTGTCGGTTCCGGTGGTGTTGCCGGTTATAAGGCAGAACGTGGCAGCAATGGCGGGCAGGTGCAGAGCGTTAATCTGTCTATGAATGTTTCTGCAATGGATGCTTCCAGCTTTGGCGATTTCCTTAATCGTGGCGGGTTGGATGTTGTTCGTCAGGCATTGTATGACAATACCCGCAATTTTGCGAGTGAGGCAGGTGTTTGGTAATGCGTAAATTTCCGAATATAAGAGACTTTGCTTGGAATAGCTCTTTCGCGGAAAAATGGAATACGACAGTGCAAAAATCTGCATCAGGCAGAGTTCGTACATTGACCAACCAGCTTTACCCGGCATGGACAATCAAAGCAAGCTATCCTGCGTTGACGGATGCACAGGCAGATGAGCTGTTAGGCTTCGTCGCTTTAATCAAAGGCTCCTTTGAGGCCTTCCTCTGGCTTGATCCGGAGCATAATACGGAAAAAGGTGCACCGTTGGCGCAGGTGAGCAGCAGCAAATATCAGTGCGTAGCGCGCATCGGCAGCTATGTAGAGCCGGTGGAATATGTAGAGAATGTAACCGTTCTGGTAAATGGCGCAATAGTGCCGACAACCAATTACACTGTAAGCGGAGGCATTATCACCTTCCGGCAGATTCCTTCCGGCACAGTGACGGCTAACTATACATATTATTGGAAAGTGATATTGGCAGATGACGGCCTGACCATCAGCAAGAAATTTGACAATATCAATACTGCAGAAATCAAGCTGGAGGTAGCACGATGAAGGACGTAGGCACAGGCTTAGAAAATTACCTGAATACGGAAAAGCATATGACAAGCTGCGACCTGTTCGAACTGCGGCTGCCGGGTGGCAGTGTATATTATTACACTGATGCAGATAAGGATATCCTGTATGATGGCCATAACTATCGACATGACGTGCTGCTAATCAAACGCCAACAGGTCAAGGTTAATGACAGCGTAGTTGTCGACACGCTGAGCGTAAACATCAAGGCTGATAAGACTGCTAAAATAGGCAACACGCCGTTGCTGAAGGCTGCGCATGACGGCACACTGGATATGAGCAAGCTGTATTTACGCAGATGCTTTTTCCGTGATGCCGTAGTTATCGGTGCTATTGGTTTGTTTGGCGGCAAGGTGGAAGTTAAGTCGTGCGGCGGTTTAGGTTTGGACCTTACAGTCAAGGCTGTTACGCAAGGCCTGAGCCAGGAATTCCCGGTGCGAAAGTATTATCCGCAGGGCACATATTCAACAAAAGGCGGAACGATAACTGCCAGCACGGACAGCACCGCAGGCTGCCTGATTGCGCCATACGTTCCGCTGAAAGAGGTGCTGATGTAATGAACGAAGGACAGAAAATAGCCGAAGCTGCTTTGAGCTGGCTGGGTACGCCACATGTCAACGGCGCAAAGAGCAGAGGGCACGGAATTGACTGCGGCATGCTTTTGATAGCGGCAACGGAGGAGGCAGGCTGCATTGCGAAGGACTCTGTAAATGTGGCGCCATACAGCAACGAATGGCATCTGCATCACAGTGATGAATGGTTCCTGCACTATGTGCAGACCTATTGCCACGAGGTCACGAAGATGGAGGCAGGAGATTTCCTGCTGTATCAGTTTGGCCGCTGCATTTCTCATGGCGGTGTATATGTTGGTAACGGCATGGTTTGTCATGCTGTTGTTGAGCAGGGTGTTATCCTCAGCAGCGTTGATGACGTAATGTTTCTGGATGCTAAGGGCAGAAGCAGACTGCGTGGTATATATAGGTTTGGAGGTGAGTAGATGGGCTTATTTAAGACGGCAAACATCGTCAGCAGGGCGGATAAAATCAGCAATTTTACCGTCAGCACGGCTGAGTATGGCAGC